GCGATTGGCGGTTTAGTTTGCACGATAATCGGTCTTATTTGGAAACGACAAAAGAGGAAAACAGCATGAAACATTATAAATTCAGTTTAACAACCGTCTTCATGGCGGTTTTTTTATGTCTCCCATTTGTGGGGTGTTCAGTACTGGACACAATCGGTGAATTCATCGATGAAAGTCAGACCCTATCAAATATCGCCACATCCCAAGCAGTAGGGCGGTATATCACCAAGGGTAAAACTGAGGCTAAACAAATAGAACGTGCACAGGCTGTTAAAGATCGGGTGACAATCATCATCGGATTTATCGACGGTAACCCCGAAACCACAATTGATGGCCTCATGTCTGCGATTGATAAAGCGATTGATTGGGACAAGTTGAAACCGATGGATAAATTATTGGTTCAGGATCTCGTTTCATTGGTTGAAATGGAAATTCGGGGCAATTATCCCCCTGATTGGCAAATCGAAGACACTGCAAAAATTGCAATCAAGTCATTGCTTGAACGTGCTGTTTTATCCGCTGAAATGTTCTTAGGTAACTAATCATGCCATTTAAGAGTGATTTAGAAGTTCGTTCAGTCAAAAACGGCGAATGGGAATTAACCCGTGAATTAAATTACACAACTAAAGGGGGCGCGAGGGTCTTTGTCCCAAAAGGTTTTAGAACTGATTTAGCGTCAATTCCTTCGCTATTACGGCCCTTTATTTCAGTAAATGAAGAGCATCGTAAAGCCGCTGTTTTACATGATTACGGATATCGAAACGCGGGTAGATACCCCGGTTTATATAATGCATGGACTCGTGGCCGTGTTGATGTTGAATTTTATTACGCGATGGAATCAAGCGGCGTGGGTAGAGTGAAACGAACGCTTATGTATCACGGGGTTCGTCTGTTTGGATTAAAACATTGGAAGAGTAAAAAATGATGGATGGATTTCATACAAAAATTGCTGATGCCGACGATGTTTTAACGGCTGCTAATGCCGACGTTCAATTGGCCTTAGAAGCTGCTTATACGTTATTAGTGGCTCAAGGAGTAAACAGCACTCCCGTGATCAAGAAAACTTACACCGACTTTGGCAATCAGGCGGGGGCGGTAGCAGCATCACAACTCCAAATACGAGTTCAGGCTACTCAGGCACCTTGGGTAAATGATGCTCTAAGTAATAACGGCATTGATATTAACAATCCCCAAGTTGCAGGCTTGGTTAATAGCATGATCGATGCAAATTTCACACAAGATATGGCCGATGCAATTCTAGCGACTGGTGTAGTTACTACGAAAACATTCCCTAGTTTACAGTTAGGACATTTACAAAATGCACGTGAACAACGTGCTTCTGAAACTGTATAAGGAGAATTGTCATGTCAGGTGAAGCTATTTGGAAGAAAGGTACGGTTATTATTGTTATGACTAGTGGCGGTTCTTTAGCCACAGGAGCTTTTGGAGAATGTACTAGTGCAGACCGTGAGGCTGCGAATGATGCGGGTTATGCTCATGCCCTATTTGAACTAGACACAGCAGCTACAGGTTTTAGTGGTGTCCCTACATCAGGCGGTACGATTAACGTCTATGAACGAAAGAAGAACTCAGTAGGTAATTACGCTCCGGTACCCGGGGCTACAAATAAGGCGGGGTTTATTGGGTCACTTAATGTAGATCCTTTAAACGATCAGAAGTACCTAACATCTGACCCTTTGCCGATACACGTAGATGGTGCGAAGTATTACATTGAATGGGTAGATGGTGGTTCAGGTGTTGTTAGTCTTTCGGCAGCATGGGCATTACGTTTAATCCCTGTGACTATAGGGCCAGCAGCGTAATCTTTTTAAAGCCGTCTTTAGGGCGACTCTACATTACCTAGAATGAGCCTCAAGTGTCTAATCATACCAATTTAATTTTACCTAAACAGTTCAGTATAAAATACCCTGCTTATCCCGGTGCGAGTACGGGCGCAATACTAGACGTTAACAAGACACCAAGCACCACAGTCTTACCAAGGCCTACCGAGTTTCAGGTTGTAAGCGGTGGATACAATACAGCTTTATTTACAGACCCTAAGCGCACTGGAAAATTTGTAGTTGAAATCCAGTTATTAACTACATCCTCTAGTAATGGTACGGGGATTGGTTTGTGTAAATCAGATCATTCACTAACTGATTATATGGGTCATAATAGTGAGTCGATTATCGCGTGGTGGCCTACATGGGGCGTTTATAAAACTCCAGGAGGTAATGTAAGTAGTGCACCTAATTTAGGAGCTTTCACCTCTATGGTGTTGGCGATTGATTTAACAGGAACCTACCCTGTTTTGCATTGGGTTAGAGGCACTGAGAATTCAATAAACTTTTCATACACCTATGACGGTATAAACACATTGGAAGATGATGTGTATCTTGCTGTATCTGGTAGTCCAGGAGACCATACCTTAACAAACACAGGCGACGGTACTTGGATCAACCCACATATAGCCGAATTGTTCCCTGATTACACATTAGGTTGGCCTGCTAAAGTTCTAGAAATACCTATTTATTTTACTCCTGTTTCAGGCGGGACAACCACTGCACCTGTACAAAATGCATTAAATTTAGATTGGAATATGGTTTCAAGTGTTGCGAATAATCGTGCACTAATTTGGAACCTGTTAAATCCGGTCACAAGCACGATCCGTGTTGATTGGGATTTATTACAAACTGCACTGAAGAGTGCTGATTTTAACTGGTCCCTAGTTGAGTCAATTAACAATTCTACCCAAATCGATTGGGATCTACTTTCCGTTGTAGGTAACTCAAACAATTTTGATTGGTCATTATTAGAATCTGTTGAATCGTCAAAATCCTACCAATGGGATTTGATTGAACATATTTCAAATGATGTGAATGCAGTTTGGGATTTACTAGCAGCGGTTAGTAATACGACCCAAATAGATTGGGATTTACTACATTCCGTCATTACTAATACAGCATTTGAATGGTCATCACTGAACAGTGTGACCGGTGAAACCCAAATTGATTGGGACGTACTTTCTTCATTAGCAAGCGTGACAAATTCAACTCAAATCGATTGGAATATGCTGAAACTTATCAGCAATACAGTCGATTTAGATTGGTCATTACTGCAGACAACAGAAAACGGTACAGACCTTAGATGGTCCTTACTTAACCAAATTAATCAAAGCTTAAAAATTGATTGGGATCTACTCGTAAAAGTAGATTCAACGATCCAACTTGATTGGGATTTACTTTCTAACTTAGCCAGTGTGTCGAACGGGGTTCAATTCCGTTGGAGTTTGATTGCTCAAGTTAGTAGTCAGTTAGCCGCACAATGGGACTTGCTCGAATCGGTTGGTGTTTCACTGTCAATGCTTTGGAATTTGTCCACTGCAGTCGCTACACAGATCGAAACACAGTGGGATTTGTTAGTAAAAACTGAATCAAACATCGAATTGACATGGGATTCCATCGCAACCACCGAAAACGGTTTGGTTCTCAACTGGAATCTTCAACAAGACACTATTCAAATCCCCATAAATTTGATGATCGTAACAGATGAAAATAGGACGGTTTACATTCTTCCTGAAAATCGAAACATGAAAATTTTACATTAATCACAGAGGTTTCAATCATGCCAATTATTGCAACAGACATAAAATTCTATCTTTCTGGCGGTGCCTCGAATGCTGATGTGAATGCATCACTTGGTGGTGTCGTCAGTTCAGTAGAAATAACCACTGCGACATTACACAACTTATTTGATGTGGTCAGTAGTGCAGAAACAACAGCCGGTGACGTTGAGTATCGTTGTATCTATGTGCAAAACACACATGCAACGTTGACCCTTCAGAATGCACAAAATTGGATTTCATCCAATACACCGAGTGCTGATACCAATGCAAATATTGGTTTAGGAACGTCAGCGATTGCGGCTACAGAACAAACGGTTGCAGATGAATCAACGGCACCCGCAGGTGTGACATTCACCGCACCGGCATCACAGGGTTCAGGTTTAAGTATTGGTAATTTAGCGCCGGGTGAAACAAAGGCTATTTGGGTACGTCGCACAATTAATGCGGCGGCAGGTGCTTACAACGGTGACACGATGACCATCAACGTCGGCGGCGATACAGCAGCATAATGGAATTTATACACAACGGTTTTGACATTCCCGACGCACCACCAAAAGACCCGAATTCAGTGGCCGATTATGGTTGTGATTGGTCTGCGTGGTTACAGACAGGTGAAACTATTTCTGTGTCTGCATGGGTTATACAGGCAGGTTTGACCCAAGACTCAGATGTTAATAGCGGTGTGATTACGGGTGTGACCTTATCCGGTGGTACTGAATATGATGAATACCTCATAACAAACCGTATCACCACAAGTCTCGGACGTATTGAAGATCGTTCAATGAAAATATTTTGTCGGAATAAATAACCATGGCGAATGACGTAACTTTTCAGCGTGAAGATTTTAAACATTCATTAACTGATTGGGTGTTAGTGTCCGACGTTTGCGAAGGTGAGCGCGCCATTAAAGCTGAAGGTAAAGATTACACACCTGTCTTAAACGCCGTTGATAAGTCCGAGAAGAACAAGGCCAGAAACAAAGCGTATAAACAACGTGCTGTTTTTTACGGTGCAACAGGTCGAACGCTTCAAGGTTTGATTGGTACAGTATTTAGGAAAGTACCTGTGTTCACTAAACCGGCGCTTTTAGATTATATGGATAAAGACGTTGATGGCTTTGGTGTCAGCATCTTCCAACAGTCACAACAAACCTTATCCCATGTGATGAAAAAGGGTCGTCATGCGCTCTATGTTGATTATCCGAAGACTGAAAAACAAACATCTAAAGCAGAACAAAAAACGGGCTTAGTCCGTGCAACTATCATTTCAGTGGATGCGTCAAACGTCATTAACTGGCGTACTGAAAAACAAGGTGGTGTTCATAAACTTGCATTAGTGGTTATCAAAGAAACATCCACAAAAGTCACTGAGGATGGTTTCGGTCAAGAGAAAGAAAGCCAATACCGCGTACTTCGACTAATTAAAAATAAATATAAGGTTGAAGTATGGCGTGAGGTGACTGACGGGAAGGTGGGAAGTTCTTGGAAAATTATTGAAGAGAAGTTCCCAACAGATGGTAAAGGTAAACTTTGGGATATCATTCCGTTTACTTTTGCCGGTGCTGAAAACAACGATACGATTATTGATAAGAGTCCGTTGTTAGACCTTGCAACGCTCAATATTGCACATTATCGAAATTCAGCAGACTACGAGGATTCAGCCTTTTTTGTAGGACAAGCTCAACCCTTTATGTCAGGTTTAGATGTTGAATGGCGTGATAAGTTGATAGAAGAAGAAATCGTCGTAGGCTCTAGAGTTATAATACCTCTCCCTGTAGGCGGTACTTTTGGCTATGCACAAGTTAACCCGAATATGCTTGTTAAAGAAGCGATGGACCAGAAAGAAAAACAAATGGTCGCTTTGGGTGCGCGTCTGGTCGAAAAAGGTCAGGCAATTAAAACCGCTACAGAGGCACAGCATAATAACGAAGCAGAGCATTCAGTTCTTTCACTCGCTACGTCAAACGTAAGCGAAGCTTATACGCTGGTCCTGATGTGGTCAGCACGGTTTATGAATGCTGATGAAGATATCGAATATAAAATACATCAAGAGTTTGGTGACAAGGGTATCGATGCACAAATGCTGACAGCGTTAATTGCAGCATGGCAAGCGGGTAGATTACCAAGTTCTGACTACTGGGCTCAGTTGAGAAAGCACGGCTTAATTGATTCAGAGAAAACAGATGACGAAATTGAAACTGAAATAAATAATGACCCGAACGGTTTAGACTTGGATGACGATGAATCAGTCGCTGCTTAACGCAACTGTTCGGAATCAGGTTTATCTCGAATCACTAAAAACCGAACAGGTGGGGCGTTTCACTCGTTTCTTGAAAGTCATCGATAAAGACTTAAAAAAGCGTCTGACTTCAGAAGATTTAACCGAGTATTCACGTACACGGTTTGAACGTTTATTAAGTTCGATTGGTCAAAATCTGGATCAAACGTTTAGTAAATTTAGGGACGAATTTGAAACAGATTTAACCGAAATCGGAATTTATGAATCTGAGTTTGAAGCTAGAAGCCTAGTAAATACCATTGATACAGCGGGTTTCGAGTCTGTTATTCCATCGGCTCGACAAGTTAAATCAGCCATTTATTCTCAACCATTATCTGTACGTGGCGCCGATGGTGGCAAACTATTAAAGCCTTTCATCAAAGATTGGTCAGTTTCAGACAAAAAACGAATCATTGGATCGATTAGACAGGGATTTTTTGAAGGTAAAACAAACTTTCAGATCATAAAGGACATTAGGGGGACAAAAGCAGCCAATTATTCAAATGGTGTATTGGCTGTTGTGAATCGTCATGCTGATGCAATTGTCAGAACCTCAATTCAACATGTCGCCTCTGTTTCTCGATTTGAAACTTGGAAGCAAAACAGTAATGTAGTTAAAGGGTATCGTTGGGTGTCGGCTCTTGATAGTCGCACTACGGATGTTTGCCAAGCATTAGACGGTCAGGTTTTCACAGTTGGGAATGGACCCAAGCCGCCAGCGCATATTCGCTGTCGATCCACCACGATTGCTGAACTTGATAGTAAGTACGATTATTTGAAAGAAGGTCGTACACGTGCAGCTAAAGGTGGACCTGTAGACGGTAACAAAGATTATTATCATTGGTTGAAAGATCAATCGATAGAATTTCAAGATGATGTATTAGGACCGGTAAGAGGTCGTTTATTCCGTGACGGTGGTTTAAGTATTCAACGGTTTAAAGAACTCCAACTTGATAAGAAATTCAGACCAATAACGTTGGCTGAAATGCGGAAGAAAGAACCTACTGCATTTGATAAGGCATTCAGTAAACCGGGTAAATCGAAGGCTACATCAACAGGGTTTCAACCTTCACCCGCTGGTAAGTGGCATGAAAAGTCATTTGTTAAGTCTCGACCACTGGCCAATAAAATAGCGAAGAACAACCAGGATGTGAGTGTCGTTAAAGAACGTGGTTCGGCATATGCTCAAGCGGGTCAGAAAATTAACATGGCTCAATACGACAGAAGTACAAAACAGGGTCAGGAGATATGGCGGCATGAGTTCGGTCATATCATCGATGTTCGTATTGGGCGTAAAAACAAAACAAATTATGTGTCGAGTGGTCGAAAGTTTCTAACTGCTTCTAATAAAGATTCCGAAAACCTGAAAATGTTGTCAGGTCGTGGGAAACGTAGCAAAGAAAGCTTGAAGGCTGAAGCGACTAAACAAGTTGCATACACCCATATTGAAAATTCAGTCGGTGGCATTGGTGTTGAAAAACGTATCAAGTTTAATCGAGACTTAGCACTAAACGCGGGTCTTGATTACGATAAGTTGAAGGACTTGATGAATGAAACAACCGGTATTGGTAACGATGGTTCATTGACTCAAACGTTTAGAATGGCACATATCATTGAGGCTATCCGGTTACAGGATGTTGAAACATTCTTTAACTATATAACGTTTAAATACACGAATGACTTCACCAAGTATAAGCAAACCTTGGATGTTGACGGTGTTTACGGGTCTATCTCTGATTTGATTGGTTCGTGTACTCGAAACGTCGTTTGTTCACAGAATCGAAGCTATCCGGGACATACGGATAGTTATTACAATCGACACCCAACGTCAGCACCAACAGAAAGTTTTGCTAATTTAATGGCAACATATGGGCACCCGAACTACTATGTTTTCGAAATCGTTCAGCGATTCGCCCCAAACATTACAAAAGCCTTCTTGGAAATTATCAGTGACTACTAAATACGAAGTATTTGAAAAATACATAATACAGTTTAGTGAAGACCCACCAATACCGATGGGTATTGACGATGATGAAGTGGTTAAAGTTGTCGCTTTGCACATGGCACTAAACAAACCGATACCAGACGATTACGACTGGTATGAAGATTTGCCCGATAGGGCAGACGCTTAAATAAATAGTTCAAACATAACCCGCACTTAGCGGGTTTTTTTATGGCTGGTCGGTGACCGCAAATAGGGGCAGTGCCTAATGTTAAAAGCAATATTGGAATCTTTAGACGGATTAAACGACGACTTTCAAAAATTGTATGTTGAGAAAGACGGTAAATTTCACCTTCAAGTTGATGGTTTGGAAGATACAGGAGCGTTGAAACGTGCGAAAGAACACGAGAAAACAGCGAGACAAACAGCGGAAACAAAAGCGAGTGATTTACAGGCTCAACTCGACACGCTGAATGATGACATCAACAAGAATAAAGACAATAAATCACGTGAAAAAGGTGATATTGAAGCACTCGATGCATCTTGGCAGGAAAAAATGACCAAGCGTGAAGGTGAGTTCAATACAACTATTGAGGGTTTGAACAGTAGTTTAAATGGGCTCTTGGTTGATAACGTTTCTGTTCAAATGGCCGCTGAAATCTCGGTTGAAGGTAGTTCCAATGTTCTACTTCCTCACATCAAAGCGCGTTTAGGCGTTGAAGAACGTGATGGAAAAATGGTCACAGTCGTAAAAGATGGACAAGGTAAAACATCAGCGTTGACAGTCGCTGAATTGAAAAAAGAGTTTCAAGACAATCCGATGTTTGCACCTGTGATTGTCGGAAGTAAAGGGTCAGGCGGCGGTGCCGGTGGCGACGGAGGTGACGGTGTCACTACAAAACAGATCGACTTAAATACGGCATCCACTAAGGATTTTGTCGCACATATAAAAACGAAACAAGGTAATTAATTATGTCTTTATCTGACTTACAAGTATTTCAAGAATATGCCCAAAGTGCTGCAACAGAAATGCAGGACCAACAGGTTCAAAAATTTAACGGTGCGTCAGCGGGGACGTTTATTCTTCGTTCGGCGGCACATTCCGGTGATTTCTCAGAGTTTGCACTATGGGGCAAAATTGCCAATTTAGTTCGACGTCGTAATTCATACGGTGCGGGTGCTGTAGCAATGCAAACTTTGCAACAGTTACTAGACCGTTCTGTAAAAGTTGCTGCAGGTACACCACCTGTTGAAATCAATCCCGGTATGTTGAAATGGATTCAAAAGAGTCCAGAAGAAGCAGGGGTCATCATTGGTAAGCAATTAGCTGAAGACAAGTTATCAGACATGTTAAACCTTGGTTTACGTGTCTATGTTGCAGCGGTTGGTCAAAACGCAGCACTTGTTCATGACGGTACAGCAGCAACAGCATCACTTGCCGCACTCAACACAGGTGCTTCAAAGTTTGGTGATCGTTCTCAAGCGATTAGTGCATGGTTCATGCACTCCAAGTGCTTGTTCGACCTTTACGGGACGTCTTTGGCGAATGCAAACCAGTTGTTCCAATTCGGTAACGTGAAAATTATCGAAGATGGTTTTGGACGTCCTTTGATAATCACGGACTCACCTGATTTGGTCACTGCGGGTGTTCCTGACACATACCATATTTGTGGTATTTCTTCGGGTGGCATCTTGATTGATGAAAATAATGACTTTACGTCGAATGTTCAAACCACGAATGGTGATGAAAACATTCTTCGCACCTACCAAGCTGAATGGTCGTATAACGTTGCCTTGAAGGGTTTCAAATGGGATTCAACCAATGGTGGTAAGTCTCCAAATGATACCGCATTGGGTACAGCAACTAACTGGGATCAGTTTCTATCGTCTGATAAAGACACAGCCGGTGTACTTGTTAACGTCCAATAATCAATAAAAGGGTTCCTCTGTGAACCCTTTTTCATGCAATTTAAAAAGTTAAAGGTGAAGATATGTCCACATTGTATTTTATCGGCGGTGCAGCTTCCGATGAACAAAAAGCGTTAGCTAAAAAAACAGGTGCCAAAATCCGAAACTCAAAGGCGTATCACAAAGGCGATTTCTTAGAATCGTGTGATTATGTTATGGGTGATGTACCGAAAGAATATGCTGACAAATTCAAATCCGCTAAAGCTTCAGACGCAGCTAAAAAGCTGATTAAGACAGTTGAAGTGAAAATAAAAGAGTAAATATACATGGCTTTAATCATAGAAGATGGTGCAGGAACTGACCAAAACGCTAATTCATATCATACAGCGCTAGAACTGCGTGACTATGCGGAGTTGCGAGGGTTAGAAAACATTGCACAACTAGACAATAAGAAGCTAGAAGTGTTGTTGATTAAAGCCATGGATTTCTTGGAAGCTCAACGGTCTAAGTACAAAGGGGTGAAAACCAGTTCTGAACAACCCCTTGAATGGCCGCGTAAAGAAGTTTATGACGTTGAATTACCGGGTGCTTTAACACCCAATGATCATATACCGCGCTTACTTCGTTACGCACAATTAGCTTTGGCGATTGAAGCGGTAGAACATGACTTACAGCCTAATGCCAATTTGACCGGTCAAGGTGCAGTCCTAAAGCAAAAGATTGGCCCTATAGAAATATCTTATTCGTCAGAAGAACCTAAGCAAAACTTTGTCCATGCCTTTAGTAAACCCGCTGGATTGTTGTCTTCTCTTTATAAAAAATCTGGATTAACACTCATACGAACATGAATATATTTGACTCAACACTACGCATGATCAATGAACATGGCGTGGCGCTTTCGCTTGTCCGTAAAACAGGGGGCGACGTTGACCCTGTGACAAGTATCAGAGCCGACGATTCCGAAACTTCATTCACCATTCACGGTGTTGAAATAACAAGTACGGTAGAAATGACCAAAGAGTTTGGTGACGCTGTTGCTACCGATGCGGTCTTCATTACTGATACCAGTGTTGAACCTGAAATAGGTGATAAGTACACCGTGAATAACAAAACGCTCACGTTGAAAGAGTACAAGACACAATATTTTGAAAATAAAGTCCTCATTTATACGATTAGGTTAGTTAGTTGAGTTTCGCTTCTCAATTGAAGACAGCCAGAAAACAAATCATTAAAGAAGTAGACGAAACCCGCCAAGCAACAACGATTGAGCTATTCAGTTCAGTAATTTTAGATACACCCATAGATACAGGCCGCGCACGAGGTAATTGGCAGGTGTCTATGAATGCACCCATAAAATCAGAAATAGACCGATTAGACACGAGTGGTAACAAAGCGGTTCAGGATGTTATCGATACTGTTATGAAATCCTTTTTCGATGGGACCATTTATCTAACTAATAACCTGCCATATATCGAAGCTTTGGAATTTGGTTCATCTAATCAAATGCCAGAAGGAATGGTTAGGCGAAATGTAAACCGTATTCAACAGATCATAAGAGCACAAGCCATAAAATGAGCCTTTTTAAAATACGATCCGCATTGGCGACAGCCTTTTCAAGCGGAGGTTTTGACCTGCCTGTTAATTATGACAATGCCAAAAAAGTAGATGTTAAATGTGATCTACCGTGGTGTGAATTCTATTTCATCCCGACTCAACCGGTGGTCTCAACACTTGGTGACCAGGGTGAAGATGAACATTTAGGGATTGTTCAAATTAACCTGAATTACCCAATTAACGAGGGTATGGGCAACCTGTTAAAGAAAGCTGACGATATACGTGCAGTGTTTAAAGCCGGTACATCGCTCACTTATCAGACACAAGTAGTACGCATCACATCGTGTGGTATTTCAAGAGCCGCACAAGTAGTTAACGGGTTTTACCAATCAATCTTAACAATCGAATTTAGAGCATTAACCGCACGATAACGAGGGTTTTACCATGGCAGATACTAGCCGACATAGTTTACGAAAAATTGCTGAAACAACGTATGGGGTAACTCCCGCAACGCCGGTATTTAGAACGCTTCGACAAACAAGTACAAGTTTATCGTTGAGTAAAAATACATCTAAATCAGAAGAAAAACGGGCAGATCGACAAATAGTTGATTACACCCATGGCGCCTATCAAATCGGGGGAGAGTTCGGTTTTGAATTGTCGTGCACATCCTTCGATGATGAATTACAAGCGGTCTTATGTGGAACGTGGACAGCTAACGTACTTAAAGCGGGTACGGTTCGACGCTCTTTCACACTAGAGCGTTATTTTGCTGACCTTGGTAGTTCTAATAACCCCTATCACCGCTTTCCGGGGTGTGAATACAACACATTGAGTTTGTCAGTTAAACCGGATGCTCGAGTAACGGGTTCATTCGGTATTATTGGTAAATCCATGTCTACCAATGCGGCCATTGTGACCGGTGCGACGTATCCCGCAGCCTCAACCACACCTGTTGTGTCTTCATTCACTGGGACCATACGAGAAGGTGGTTCTTTAATTGCTGTTATTACCGAACTCTCACTGAACCTGAATAACGGTATGGCGGCGAAGTTTGTTGTTGGTAGTAATGAAACCATTCGACCATCCATCGGTGAATCAAATGTGTCGGGTTCAATCACGGCGTATTTTGAAAACTCCACACTTCTAAACAAATTCATCAATGAAACAACATCCAGTATTGAGTTTTCACTACCTGACGGGACCGGTAAAAGTCTTACGTTTTTGATGCCAAGAGTTAAGTACAACGGAGGGCAACCGGATGTGTCAGGTGATGGTGCGATTCAATTGACTATGCCATTCCAAGCGTTGTACGACTCTGTCGAAGAAACTAACTTAAAAATCACGAGGGTTTAATCATGGGATCAATGACAAAGTTTTACACCCGTGAACAAGGTAACGAGGGGATAAAAATCCCTCTTACAAATTTAGATGGTACAAGCAGCAATGAATACTTAATCATACGTAGTATTGATTCAGATGAATTCCGCTACGCAGAAACGGACAGTAAGCGTGATGTGTACAAAGCATCAATGATTGATGACGTCGAAGAACGTAAAAAAATGGCAAAGGTTGCAGGTTTACGGTTGCAAATAGCGTTAGTCAAAGGTTGGTCATTTACTGAAGAATTTAACAATGAAAACGTTGAAGCTTTCTTAACTGGTGCACCTCACATAGCCGATGCTATTGATTTGATTGCAACCAAGCGGGGTATGTTTCTCACAAAAAAGCCGAAAAGTTCCGGGCGTTCGCAAGATTCGAAAAAGAAGGTCAAAAAATCCCGGAAGGTTCCAGCGTCAGCAACAAAGACCATGAAAAGCAATTAGCCAAAACCCTAAACCGTCCTGTTAAAACTGGTCCAATGTGCCCGGAAGAACTCCGTTATCTTTGGGATTGGTATCAAGAAGTCTATTACTTCGAACCCCTCACATTCCTAGAAGTTCAAGCATGGTCAGAAATGACCATGAAACACCTGCACTCATGGGAAACGCATTTGATTATTGAATTGAGTAGATATGCATGAAAGCAAAAACAGCAGGTTTAGAAATTCGTGTTGACTCATATGGTGTTCACGCGGCAGAGGCAGGTTTAGAGCGCCTTGAAAAAACGGGTGAACGTGCCGAAAAAGCAACCGATGGTGTCACCGAAGGCTTTAAACGTATTGATCGTTCTAGTGACGGAGTAGAAAAGGCAACGGAGAAAGTCAGACAAGGTTTAGACGATGTTGAAAAGTCCAGTAAACGGACAAAGCGCGCAACCGATGAACTGAACGAAGAGTTTAAACGTATTGATCGTTCAAGTGACGAAGTAAAAAAAGCGACGAAGAAAGTCACCAAAGGTTTAGACGATGTTGAAAAATCAAGCAATCGAACTAAACGTGCTACGGATGAAGTCAATGAAGAGTTTAATGAAGTAGAACGCACAGCAAAACGTGCCAAGAAAGCTACAACTGACTTTTCAAAAGGTCTCAAGTCTGTGGAGAGTTCAGGCAAAAAGGCCAGAAAAGCCACGGATGCTGTTAATGACGAATTCAAGGAAGTTGAAAGTTCAGGTAAACGTGCGGCACGTGCAACAGATGGTGTTACAGCCGCATTGACACGGGTTCTTGGTCCCGCTGCGTTGTTATACGCAACTGGTAGAGGTCTCAAGAAGATATTTGATGTTACACGTGAATATGAGATTTTTGCAGCAACTTTAGAGACTGTGACAGGTTCCAGTGTAAGTGCAAATATTGCATTTCAAGCCCTTGAAGGCTTCGCTGAGAGGACTCCCTTTGTACTTGAGCAGTCAGTTGAAGCATTTATTAAATTAACCAACCTCGGTTTGACGCCTTCAGAGCGAGCCTTAGTTTCGTATGGTGATACAGCTTCATCTATGGGTAAGGATCTTAACCAACTGATTGAAGCGGTTGCAGATGCAGCGACTAATGAATTCGAACGTCTTAAAGAGTTTGGTATTAAAGCAAGCCAACAAGCTGACACTGTTTCGTTCACATTTAGAGGTGTCACTACCACGGTTAAAAAGAATGCCGAGGAAATTCAGGAATACTTAATCAAGTTAGGTGAAACAAACTTCGCCGGTAACATGATCAAACGAATGAAAGGTGTGGACGGCGCCGCGTCAAACTTCGAGGACACTTGGAACTCTGTGTTTCGAACAATTAGTGAAAAGGGTGTCGGTGATGTGATCACATCAAGTATTCGAGGGGCTACTGATGCGCTTCAATTCTTTGAAGATGCACTCGACTCGGGTCAAGTTGAACAATCGATTACAGCAATTGGTACAACATTTATTAGTATAAAACCATTCATAGACGAAGCAACATTCTATATTGAAAACGCATTCATTTACTGGTCAAAAATAATTGATTCAGTGACCGATTCTATGTCTAAAAACATTGACCTGAATATTTCACATATACCTGAAAACATACGCGGGGCTATGCAACTCGCCGCTGTGGAGTTCGCTGTTTTAGTGGATTACGGGAGCATATACGGTGAAGCGTTCGGGAAAGCATTTGGTGCCAAGCTCGCCAACTTAGTAGATAAAACGGCAATTTACGCGAAGGAACTAATCGATATATTGAATGTGTTTGACGGTGATTCTTTCGACCATGTGGCGGCGTTAAAAGCAGGTGAAGAAATTCTCGTTGATATGTCTGACTCATACTTCGAGGAAGCTCAGCGTCAAATAGAAGTAACAAGAAAAGCGAGAATAAGTAGCCTTATCTCAATCGTAGATGAACATGATAAAAAAATTGAAGTTATAGATAAAGAAATTAACAAAATTGCCGAACTTGGTAGAGCATACCGAGAACATAAAAAGAATAGTGCGGTAACAATTGATGATATACCGAAAGTTTCAACAAAAGTTGAAGAAGGTAAAACAAATCCAGACCTTCAGTCACAGCGTGATTTTAATCAGTTAATTGATAATGTTATTCCCCCTGCAGAGCGCATAAACGCAGTATTTGAAAAGCGTTTAGCCCTCATTGAAGAAAACACTATTGAGGGGAGCGCGAAACAGGCTGACTTGATCGAACGCTTGAACCGTGACTATGCAACACAGGTGCTTGAGGGGTTCAACGTTGAAGTAGAAGAAAATGATTTCGATGCTCGTGCTGCAGTCATCAATGCTGATTATGATAAACGTCGTAAGTTAATACTTGCGAACGCAGAAATAACCGAAAAGCAGCAAACGGATTTAATACTTAGGTTGACCAAAGTACGAGGGCAAAAATTAAACAAAGTTGAAGTGCAGCGTGTAAATGCCCAACGATCAATTTTGGTAGGTGGGTTAGATAACCTTTCATCATTGATGAATTCGAAAAGTCGAAAATTGTTTGAGATCGGCAAAGTAGCTGCAATATCCAGCGCAGTTGTATCAGGAATTGAGGCAGCGGTTCATTCATATAAATTTGGTGCTCAAATAGGTGGACCATTTGTAGGGGCAGCGTTTGCGGCTACATCAGCCATAGCTACAGGTGTCCAAATACAAGCGATTGATGCACAGCAATTTGGGGGCGGGGCTAGTTCAATTCCTTCCGTGAGCGGTGGTTCATCTGCTTCTTCCTTCACACCTTCACCACAACCAAGACAATCAACTTCTAATCAATCATTTGATAAACCTGCAGTGACTGAATTCCACTTCCACGGTGATTGGCGTGTGAACAATATGCGCGAGTTCTTACAAGAAATGGATGAATACATTGAAGAGTCTGACCACATTTCGGCATCAACTGTTTACAGAAACCAAAGGGCAGCGTAATGGCAGTATTTAAGTATTTCGCAGTGGATCGGGGTGACTTAATTAGCGGTCATTCGGAGGGGACAGAATATTTAATTGAAATTCCCCTTAGTGAATGGACGCCTTACAAAACTAAAAAAGAGTCTGTTATTGAACCCATGGAAGGTCCAGTTCACACGCTTTTGTTGAGTATCAGACGGTATTTTTCATTCTCAACTACATCAACAGGTGACGCAACAATGATTACTGAACTTGAGGAAATGTTCGACAGCGTGTCAGCCGGTGAAACCTTCGTGATTGATCCTTATGGCACGATTGCCACACCCGGAACATTTATAACGGTTGTTATGAAAGGGAAGCATTCATCGTCACGGGATGGACAAATTGAATTCAAATTTAGTGCAAGGGTAGAGAAGTATGAGGCTTGATAACGACGAATTTGCAGAAAAAAATACTCGACTGAATAAAGAACCAATCTTTGTTGTTGAAATAGCATTTGATGAATTGAATACAGATGTGATGTATTTCACGAACAAAACCGTGACAGGTTTAACCGGTACCATATTTAATAAAACCTTGGTGAGTCTATCCGCTACATCTCAAGACCTGACACCTGAAAAAGCCCATTGTTCGATTGGTAACATCAAATTCAAATGTAAAGACGAAGGTGTTTCAGACTTCATAAAAGCTAAAACTGATTTAGGTGTGGGGCTCAAAGGTAAGAGAATGAGAGTCTATGCGGGTTACAAGGGCTTAAACTGGTCTGACTTCGTCATCACTCAAACCCAAATAGTGTCTAAATCTATTGACCTATATAAAGGTGCTCTAACATTTCACGGTGCAGATATTTCGCGCCAAATGCGTAAAACCTTATTCATCCTGAAAGAAACCGCACTTATTAAGTCATTGGTAAAAACTGATTTAACCATTCAAGTTGAAAATACATCTGTTTTTGAAACCGTATTCCAACCACCCACTGCAACATCAATTGCCCCCTCTCAAGAAATTGGCATCATCAAAATTGAAAATGGTGATGTATTCGAACTAATTCAGTGGACCAGTAAAGACGCGACACACTTCTATGGGTGTACTCGCGGCATCTTGGGAACACCAATTATTGAAGTGGTCGTCATACCGGGTGAACGTGGTGAAACTGTTCAAGAATTTGTTTATATGTCAGCACCTGCACTTATGGTTGCTTATGCTTTGATGACTGGTTCTTGGTATGGTTATGCGGGTAAATTCCTTCCTGAACATTGGAATTTAGGCATCAGTACGAACTACATTAAAACAACGGACTTTATCGATATTCCTGATTTGTGGGATATCAACGATATTAACGCTGGTATACCCGCACTCGTTCAAGACGTAAGTGAAGTAGAAGGGAAGGCATTCATTGAAATTCAATTGTATTTCATGCTTTCCGTGTACCCACCAATTAACAACAATGGTGAGATTGGCTTAAGGCGTTTAGCGGCTATATCCGAATTAGGTACAGCGGAATTAGAATTAACACCCAAAGACTTTGTTTCACACGGACAACTCAAAGAAGATCTAAATGCAGTAGTGAACCGTTATGTTATTAAGTGGGATTGGTCGGTTACTCGCCAAATATTTAGACGTACAACAATACTCGTTGATCAGGGATCTATCGATTTTTACAAAACGACGAAAACACAGGTTATCGAGTTACGTACTCTTTATGGTTCCGCTGATTCCCTTAAAGTTATTTACAATAACTTCAATAATATCCGTACCAGGAGTGCTTATGCACCATCTCGTTTAAGTGGTGTATTAACGCCAAATCATAATGCGCTTGAAGTGGGTGACGTACCTCGAGTAAAGCTTCACACATTGAACAACCTTAACCGTAACTTTGAAATTCAATACACCGCAATTGATTGGGTTAAAGGAGGCATACAAGTAGACTTATTCGGGTCCAACGGTCTTGTTGGTCCTTTGATACCTGAATCAACGACATTGGTCGATACAGCATTTTTAGCGACTAATGTACCTCTAGCAAATTGGTTAACACCCACGAATTTCCCCGGAAAAATAACATCAGCCGATGGAGTTACCCATATAACCGGTGATATCACGTTAACAGGAAATGACCTGTTAAATGATGTCAGTTGTATTTATTACTGTGACGAGGATTTGATTCAAGATTTGGGCGCTGTCATTACCCATACCAAAAATATCCAGATTCGGGCTAAAGGTTACTTTACATCGTACCAAGATCTCAACGGAAAGGGTCAAGGTTATCCGGGTGGTGTTGACACTAGTACAATTGGTGATGTGTTTAGCCCTCATATTCCTCGAAATGTACCCGGTAAAGGTACTGTGGGCGGTGTTGGTCGATGTTCAGCCGGTGCGGGAATAGAATTTGAACGTCGTGGCAGTATCAGCGGTAATGGTCGGAAATGGGGGGATGCAGTAACCCACTATGGCACAACGGAAGCCCGTGATTATTATAGGTTGCCGAATACATATGAGTTACGAATACAAGATAATGTATTAGTTGGTTTACCGAATTCATTGATTGGTTGTTCTGGTACGTGTGGTGGTGGTGTCAATTTCAACTATAAAACATCATACAAAGAAAATAGAGCCCGTGGCGGTGACGGCGGTGCAAGTGGTGCGGGTCTGGTAATTATATCAGCGGGTTTCAATCAGGGTGAAAATGCTAAAATTGACTTGTCAGGTATTGATGCAACACCGGGTGAATCATTCTATACGCATGGTATGACGTTCCATGCAGGCAGTGGTGCAGGTGGTTCTTCAGGTGGTTTGATTATTATCTCTACTGATTCAGCACAGTACACAGAGACACGAACAGAGTTTAATACGTTACTGATTAATGGGGTAACAAGTATACCAAGTAATATTATTACCCATAGTTGGGGTGAAATTTCATCTGGTAACTCTTATAAAGGTTCACCAAGTGGTTACCCGCAAGAAGTTGAAAATGATTATGAAAATTTTGCACGATTAATTTATCTCGACGCTTCGTCAACGTTTACCGAAGAACTTCCCGATTATGTTGAAACGGAACCAAATTTCACATTAACAACGTATATAAAAGAAGAAAATTCGTCCATTGAAGTCACTGTCACACCGCCACCGGGTGACGTTAATTATGTGTATTCAGAGGTGTACTGGCGTGTAAAAGGAACTTCAGCGTGGATACCTGCCGAATCTGCATCACATGAATCTGTTTTTATCGTTCCAAGTAATGGGGCGATTATTGAAGTTGAAATCAGACCAGTTTCGAAAGCACTTGTTGCGACGGTGACAGGGTACGTGAAAGAAATCATGGTTGCTGATAGGTTCGGACGAACAGATATTGAATTGGCCGTTGTTTACCCATTCGATCCAATTACTAATCTGAAAATCAAAGGTATTTCAGGGACTGTTTTCAGTACAAAAGATGCCGAATTTGAATGGTCAGGTGACAATAACAGTCATGATTATTTCAATCTGTATGATGTTGAAATCTACAGCGGTGCCCAATTACTGAGAACTGAAAAAAGTGTCCTACCTTTATATACCTATTCATATGATAAAAACGTTTCTGACTATCTGAGGCTTAACAGTATCAGTGGTGTCTATTTATCAATTGAAATTTCAGTGAAGGCGACTTCAAAATATTATAATTTAGATGCTGTGTTATACAGTGGACCACAGGTGATTTTCTCTTCAACAGCATCAACCTTTAATTCACCTGATAACCTTCGCTTTGTACAGTCAACACGGGACCAAATAGCAACAGACATTAGTGCTGCAGAACAGAGTGCTAAAGACTACGCAGATACAAATTTTGTAACTCAGGTTACGCTAAGCAGTGATCTAGCGGGCTTACAGTCACAAATTGACGGGAATATTACGACATGGTTTTATACTGGAATACCAACGGTCTCAAATGCTCCCGCTTCTAACTGGACCACTACAACAGAAAAAGATAACCAATTAGGTGATCTTTACTACGATAAAAATACAGGGTACGCATACCGGTTCATGGTTGAGTCTACTGTATATAGTTGGCAACAACTTGCGGATTCAGATATAACAACAGCACTCGCAAATGCTCAAACCGCACAAGATACAGCGGATAGAAAACGTCGAGTTTTCAACGTGACACCAGTTCCCCCCTATGATGACGGCGATTTATGGGACACCGGGAATGGTTTAAAACGTTCAACAGTGAATAGGGTTACTACTTACACGGCCAGTGATTGGATCGAAGTTGCTGACAGGACAAATTATTCTGATAGTCGAATCGACAACACACAACAATTATGGGACGAATTAACGGACCGTCCTGCAGATTCTCAGTTGTTAAATAACATGCTTGACTGGTCAGATTGGCAAGCGGGAACAACCGGTGATACGGCTAGTTATACAGCAATCGGTGTATCAGCTAGTAATAATCGTGAAATAGTTGAAGGTCCGTTTGGTGAAGATACTATCGTGTGGGAAGCAGAAGACGACACGGGTTTTATAACACCTGCTGTACCTGTGGACCCAAGTAAAACATATAGAATTTCGTTATGGATTAAAGTTGTGGGGACTGTTTCCACGGGAAATATTTATTTTTATGGAACGGGTGCAAATAGATATCAAGAATTAAATAATGACAGTACGTCATTTGCATTTTTCTACAATACAACACCAACTTTGTCACAGCGGGATAGGTGGGTTTTATTAGTGGGGTATATTTTACCTCACAACACAACGAGAACAGTAAGCGGCACACTACTCGGTGGGTTATATGATCCCGAAACAGGATTGCAACAGGGTGTTTTATCCGGTAATACTAAATTTTTATCAACGACAACTGATATGCAATTCCGTGCGTATACTCCGAGTGGTGATCTTGGGAAATATACGTTATTTGCAAGACCTAGAATAGATATTCTTGATGGTAATGAGGTTTCATTAACTAGCCTGTTACTTGGTGCAAAGACGTCTAATTTACTAAATACGAACACTATATGGGATAATGTTAGTGGTACACCTAATGCTCCCGCAGATAATGCAGATGTTACTAATTACATCGACCCAAGAATAAGTAATGATGAATTAAATGGTGTAATTGCAGCAGCCGCAGCAGCCGGTGCCACAAATCAACAGATATTTGATATACAAGCAGCTTACAATGAAGGTGCTACAACACAACAAATTTTAGATATTACAGCCGCTGCATTAAGTGCAAATTGGGCTCAAGTGACTGGAGCGGGTCGGCCTGCAGACAATGCGGATATTACTAATTACACCGACACAAGAATAAGTAACGATGAATTAAATGGTGTAATCGCTGCAGCAGCGGCAGCCGGAGCCACAACCCAACAAATATTTAACATTCAAGCAGCATATGACCAAGGTGCGACTAATCAACAAATTTTAGATATCACAGCCGCTGCAATTAGTGCAGATTGGGCTCAAGTATCGGGGGTAGGTCGCCCCGCTGATAACGCTGATGTGACCGCAAACAACACAGCCAACGACACGGTGAATGTTGGTGGTACACCTGCAACCCAAATAATAAGTGATTTAGCCGGTGTTAAAGCACAATGGTCTGTTAAAACTGTCATTGCCGATTTAGAAGGTGGTGTCGGTTTTTATAACGATGGCCTAGTGACGAGGTGGATGGTCAACGCCCAACTTTTAGGGCTAGGTGAAAATGCGGGAATAAGTAACCAAGGGGCCAATTCTTTAGCGATAGGGAATGATGCCGGATCAATAAATCAAGGTGCTAATAATGTCGCCATTGGTAAATCAGCGGGATATCTCGGTCAACAATACCAATCTGTGGCAATTGGTTTTGAAGCATCTAAAACAGGCCAAGGTGCATTTAGTGTATCGATTGGATATAAAACCTCTGAGGTTGCACAGTCAACTTTTGCTGTCGCTATCGGTCACACTGCCGCTCAAAACAATCAAGGTTCAAAATCTATAGCGATAGGTCAAAATGCCGCGAATACCAATCAAGGTCCGGGTGCTATTGCTATAGGCCGAAACTCAGGCGCTAATAACCAAGGTGAAAATGCTATTGCACTTGGTTATAGAGCCGGTGTGATAAATACAGATACCCAAGGCGTTGATAGTATCGCAATTGGTACGAATTCAAATAGTAAAGGTCTAGAGTCACTCGCAATCGGTTATGGTGCGTCAACTACTGGTTTGAACGGGATTGCTATTGGAAAGCAAGCAGGTGCGGGTAACTACTTTCCAAACTCTCCTTATAATAATTGGGTTGCCTTAGGTGCTAATTCTTATGTAAATGGGAGCAACGAAATTCAATTAGGTGATTCAATAACAACCGTCTATGCATATGGGTCTGTTCAAAATAGATCAGATCAACGTGACAAAGCAGATATTAGAGATACTACATTAGGTCTAGATTTCATTGACTCTGTTAGACCGGTCGAATTCAAGTGGGACTATAGAGAAGACTATGTTGAACAGACTCTCAATGAAGATGGGACAACTACAACAATCAATCATCCTGAAGATGGTAGTAAAAAACGTAGTCGGTATCACCAAGGTTTTATAGCACAAGAAGTAAAAGCGGTCATGACTGCACAAAATATTGATTTTGGTGGATATCAGGACCATTCAATTAATGGCGGTGCTGATGTTAAATCACTTGGATATGAAGAGTTCATCGCACCAATCATAAAAGCAATTCAAGAATTAAAAGCTGAAATCGAATTACTTAAAAATCCTCTTTAACTTCTAAGTTTATTTTGCGTCTATCCCCCTGCAGGGGGATATATTCCATAAAGGAACGCAAGTACAATAACTACATGCATCAAACCCCAACAGCGCAGTTTACAAAGTAGGTACATTATGTGAACATAGCTTTATTACTGGTCATTAACACCATGACTAAGGAAAAACCTTTATCGGTTTTAGGCCTCGGAGGTAATAAAGTCCTAGACGGGAACAGTATCAATTAGATATCTAATTGAACTAATCAACACGCCTAAGATTTTATTATTTCAAATCAAGGGCATAAAAAGGTATGGTTATGTCCCTTAAAAATCTCGAATACCAATTACAACTGTCCCAAAAAGATCTGACTTCACAAGAGTATTCAGAACTTCTTTCCAAATTAGAACAATCAATCACACGAATATTAGTTGTTAACGACAATGAAAAAGCGGCGTGATTAAATCGGTTCTACCAAGTCATATTTTTCATGGTGTACTGGATCTTAAAGAATCCTTATATATTGGTACACCATTTATACACCATGACCGTTTTTTAGACTTCCTAACTATTTGATATTTATAATTATGTATTGGTTAGTCAGTCCACTCCATCATCGGAGCGATGCAAAAGCGCCTATCTACCGTATTGCTAGTGTTTACGGGGTGTTTCATTGATTCTACTGCGTTTTCATTAGTCATAAATTGTTTGATATATGGTCTATTTTGGGCGGTTTTGGGTGAAATTAAGATTTCAGTACACCAATGGTGTACTATTTATGGTGTATTTTATTCATGGTGTACCGTTCCTATGGTGTACCGTAAGTATTAAGGAATGGCACCGATGGCTACAATTATACCAAGAGTTCGCGCAGATGGTACAACCGCGTACCGTGTACAGATCATCATCAAGAAAAAAGGTGAAATAGTACACCGAGAATCAGCGACTTTTGATAAAAAGCGGGATGCAGAATTGTGGGGTAAAAAAAGAGACACCACCTTAAGTACACCCGACGCTATAGACAAAATCAAAGAAGAGAAAGCGGCAGATGTGACGGTTAAAAAGTTAATTGAAATGTATGAAGAGAAAGTCGGTAAATTACAGCAATGGGGAAGGAGTAAACAAGCTGTTCTAAATTCGTGGAAGAATAACGAAGAAGGTTTAGCGAAGGTCACAGACGTTAATTCAGCATGGTTAATTGATTATTGCATCAAACGAAGTGAACAGGGCGCCAAACCACCAACGATTAACCAAGACATAGTTTTCTTACGGTCTGTGTTTGGTGTAGCCAAGGACGTGCTTGGTGTACCTGTCGGATTACACCCTTTCATCGATGTTCAACCCACTTTAAAGAAATTAGGTCTTGTATCGAAAGCAGGTAAGCGGAGTAGACGACCCGAAATCGATGAACTCACTAAAATAATAGAAGTGGCCCGTAAAAGAGGGAAGACGATAAAACGGCGGGGTATACCTCGTATACCAATCGATAAACTAATCATATTCGCGATGTTCTCAGCGCGTAGGGTGAGCGAGTCTTGCAGAATACAATGGTCTGACTTGGACTATGACAACAAAAAGATACTTGTTCGGGACTTAAAAGACCCTAAAAACAAAAAAGATAATCACTTTTTAGCAACTGTACCCGATGAAGCGTGGGCAGTTATTGAATCAATGCCGAAAGTTAAAGGCGAAGACCGTATATTTCCTTATAACAGTGCCTCTGTGAGTGCCGCATTCGAAAAGTGTCGAATTAAAGCAGGTCTTTCTTGTGACGACCCAGATGATAACCTCACATTACACGATTTAAGGCACGAGGCTTTGAGCTGGTTAGCTGAAAAGAATGGTTTACCTGATGAAAATTGGGATATACCACGTTTGCAGATGGTCTCGGGCCATAAGAATTGGGATGTACTGCAAACATACGTGAATCTGCTTACAGGCAAGCCGGTAGACAGGTGGAAAAATTGGGAATGGAAAACCAAAGTGTTAGAATAAAAAACCATTTCACTAAATGGTTTTAGTATATAAGGAGCTATTTGTGCCAACTGAATATTTAGACATAATCGACACCGCTGTGAAAATTGGTTTTGGTGCTTTAATAAGTGGTATTACCACATATATGATCACACATAAAAGTCAGAGGGTTGAACTAGATAAAGAAGCTCGAGATAAAAAAATCAAAACATTAGAGTTTTCTATTGAAAATTTAGAGCCATTCTTTTTTGAGTATGAAGTATTTTTAGCAATACTTGACGGACATTTGAGGTCAAAGAGAATTACCGGAAAAGTTACAGATGATGAATGGTTTGATTTTGGTTATCAGAAGTTTGATGATGAGCTAGTAAGCACTAGAAAGAAAAAAAATTCTAGTATTTCAAGGTTGAATATGATTGGGATGTACCCTTTAACGGAAAAGATCTTAGAAATAAATGAAATTGAAAATCAGTTTCGTCAGAAGGTCATATTTGAAAAATACATACCAAATGCAGAGGAACTTAGTGAGCATACCAAACCATACCTCAAAGCTAAAAAAAGTTTTTATGCTGCTGTAAATGAGTCTTTCAACAGTTTATATCGTTAGTACCTCAGTGTAATGAAAAAATCTAACAGTGATATGAAGTAGTCTAATTTCATCTCAAGCCGCATTCATCTTATTCCAAATCTCTTTTTGTTTTAGCCTCGTTTCATCGATAAACTTGGCTAATTCTTCCACATGAATAAACCACTGTGAACGCTGTTTTCCTAGTCTAAATGCGGGAACAGGCAGCTTGTGATCTTTGGCCTGTCGGTCAGCCTCACTTTTTGTTTTGATCGCGAAATATTCATCAGCAACATCATCAAGTGGGATTAATGGATTGTCGTACTGAGACATTAATAAGAATAGTGTGTTCATGCCGCCACCTGTGTTTTTAATGCGTTTAACAAGTTGTTTTGAGTAACTTCCTTACCTTCTAAAGCTTTAATAACTGTGTCATCTACTGTGTTGTCGGCAATCAGTAAATGGCAGATAACGGGTTTTTCTTGCCCTTTGCGTCGTAGTCTCGCGTTAAACTGTAGAAATAATTCAAGAGACCAATTGAGACCGAACCACACCAAAACGTTACCACCGGTTTGTAAATTTAAACCATGTCCCGCGCTTGCAGGGTGAGCAAGCAATATAGGTATTTCTCTATTGTTCCATCGTTTCACCGCGTTATCTTCTTTAATCGATATCGCTTTAGGGAAACGCTTTTGGAGCCGTACAAGGTCAGATTTGAAGTTATAACCGACTAGGACTGGTGCATCTGTTTCAGCAATGATGTGCTCAAGCATATCCAATTTATGATCATGTATATGCTCCCAATCTTTGGTGTCATCAATGTAAACAGCACCATTCGCGCACTGTAAAAGCTTATTAGTTAATACAGCGGCGTTGACTGCCGTAACCGTTTTACCATTTTCAAGTTCAACAATTAACTCATTGGCTAACTTGGTGTAAAATTTACGTGCTTTAACGCCTAAGTGAATTTGATGAAAAACTTTCTTCAACGGTTCCATTTTTAAATAATCGTCAGCATCTAAACGAAAAACAATGTCTCTTAATTGATCATGAATTTCATCATCTGCTTTTGGTAATATCGTGTATTGAATATGAGTATCTAGTCGGTATGTTGAGTAGTATTTACGGCGAAATGCTGTGATGTTCTTACCTAAACGTTTTCCTTTGTCTAATAGATAGATTTGGGACCACACTTTCATTAACCCGTTTGAGGCAGGTGTACCGGTTAACTGTGTGACTCTATCAATCTGGTCTAACACACATCTAAACTTTTTAAATCTCACCGCATTATGAGCACTGAACAGACTTGATTCATCTAATACAACCCAATCGAAAGGCCAATCTTTGTATAAGTTATTCAATAACCAAATGAAATTTTCAATATTAATGATGTAAATGTCAGCGTCTGCGTTGATAGCCTTAAATCTGTCTTTAGATTTACCGAGAATCATTGATACTTTTGGTGTGAAAGAAAATAGGTCACGCCATTTTTCAATTTCATCTGGCCATGTGGACTCGCAAACAGTTAATGGTGCAACAACTAATACTTTATTGACCATAAACGACATTAACTGATGAGCCATTGCTGTGAGTGTCACGGCAGTCTTACCCAAGCCACAATCAACCCAAAGCGCGCATTTAGGATTTGCGTTCACGTACTCAACAGCCCGAACTTGATAATCTTCAAGGTCAATCCGTGATAAGCTTTTCACCTGCTTCAATGCTGTCGATGACATGTACTTCAAACCCTAATTTGATTAATCTTTTCATTACGTAAACCTGTAATGGTCTTGGTTTCTTACCTGTTGCTTTCAATTCAACAAAAACTATTCGCCCCGGTGCTTTCATTAAAACTCGATCCGGAAAACCTGCATGACTGATGACTTTCAGCTTCAGACACCACCAACCAAGGGTTTCTACGTGCTTTTTAAACGCTTTTTCTATTGGTGATTCAAGCAACCTTTTTTAAACCTTCACGTTCAAGCATCGGTTCTATCAATTTGTAGGTTTCTTCAACATAAAATTCTATGTCTAAATTGTCCCTGTCGATGCCTTCGAAGTGGTTGCAGTCAGTGACTAAGCAATCTTTTTCAACGTTAAATTCACGTTCACCGTTTTCTTCTTTGTGCTTCAACGGGGGCATGATCTTAATCAAGGTGCCACCGGTTTTAGATATGTAGTAACGGGTGATATTTTGAAGAATCAGGGTCTCACCTTCGTCTTGGCGATACTCTAAACGAGAAGAGCGGGGTACTTTGACACGTCGGAGGAAGTCGAAGTCGTCTTCATGATTTTCTATGAAGTCTCGAATGTTCACGTCATCCACAAGGAAGGCTTCAGCGGCCTTTTTAACGACTAATGAACTTGGGTTTTGGTGCCAATCAATATCGTACTCATAGGCACCTTTACGTTTCAATTCACCGTCTGTTTTGACTGCTATATAGTTGTTTACATCACGTATGAACATTTTTGAATACTCAACACTTTCCAGTTCTAAACCGGTCATGAATTCCCATTCAAAGGCGATATTATCAACAAGGTCTGTATTCTCACGAGGTACGATGATTGTTATACCGTCAGTGTTGGCTTGAATCATTTCAACGCCGTCAATGGCAAGTATTGATTCAGCCAACATACACAGCATTAGTTGACCGTTGATAGTGACAGCCATGGTGTATTTGGAGTCATAGAAGGGTGAAAATTTGTCGTTAGACTTACCGTAAATGCCGTTCAAGGCAAGTTTTAATAGGGCGTTTTCAGGTGTCCCTTTAGCATGCTCTTTTCGCTGTTCTTTGATATCCGCATAGATAGTGCAATATTTTTTAGTAAGGTGACGCGGGTATAAATCATTTGATATGGCAATAGACGGGTAATAGGAAACAACGTCTAAATCTAGAATAACGTAGTCATCACAGCTTTCTATTGTTTGAGACTCAACACAACCATGTAAACCACCGGTTCCAAATACAAACTTGAAACCATCAACCACACAGTTCAACTCTTTTACTTTGCCGGTTGTGAGCTTCATATCACAGTACTGTTCTAGGTCACCCATAGTTTCAATGGGGAGCCTAGAAAGGACTTCTTTGGTGCCATGGATAGTGTAGTCATTTAACCAATTATGGATTGCTTGAAATTCAGGGCGTTGAAAGCTGATGTAATCAAAAAGAATACTGTTTACTGGAATAGGGCCGCGTTTTGTTTGGCGTGGTTCGCGTATACCTTCACAATATTCGTAACAGGGAACACCCATTTCTTCTAGACGAAGTACAAAGTAAGTTTGACCGATTTTAGTATCATTGTGGTTCAAAACGCTTTTGTTGAAACGTATTGAAAGCTCTTCTCTGAATTCGATTTCCTTAAGTGAGTGAACATAGAAATCAAACGTTTGATCTACATCGTGACCGTTGTATTCAAGTAATACTTCAGTTTCTTCTTCTGTTAACTCAGTACCGGGCTTGAAAGGTAAGTCACGTACATCCTTAGATCTCATAGCAATTTCTAAGGCTTTCAATGAAGTCATCTTCGCTTTGTTGTCGAAGTGATGAATCAAGAATAGGTCTACTTGCTGCACAACTTGGGCATTTTCCCAAATAGCATGTTCAAACTTACGGTTCATTTTCCCGCTTTCGAATATCGCTTGTGACTTCTCATAGATAGCTTTGTTCAGCTTCGCAATGGACCAACTAGACTTAGTTCGTGTAAGAATAAGGTGCAAAATAGGGTAGTCATAATAGAAGTTATTAAACCCGACCATACGAAAACCAAGAGTCGCCATTTTATGGACTGTTCTGACCAGTTCCTCACGATCATTTTTAAGATGACCGATTTGGAAACGTCTATGTAAAGTGGACCCCACACTACGTATCGTCAGTGTGAACACATTCGGGTAAACTTCAATATCATAGATAAAATCATCTTTCTCGATCTTCATAAAATCCCCTTAAAATTAAAACTCTTTTCCGACATTTAAGAAATTTGTTTGTAAATCTGTAGGCCCAAATCAGGGTGAACACAGTTTCGTAAAATCTGAGCAGGGCAATGATTTTTTTCGTAATAAATATTTTCTTCGTAGTAAATGCCAAGCCAACTCATAAGGGCTTTTTTACCCGCTAGGTTTGCCATGTTTATAAAATTAGGTGGCCTTTTCACATCCTGGGCCCGAAACTCAAAGCTGCTCCAAAACATATGCCTGCCGACTTTTTGGCTTGGTTCAATCAACGGCTCATAAAATGGCACAACATTTTCAACAATCCATTTACCCTTGAAAAAGTGCTTCAAGAATAGAATCTCTTCATACAGCGCCATATTTGGAAACTTGCGGTTCTTATGCCTAGTTGCCTTAGCCATTTTTGAATGTGTCTGGCAGGGTGGTGATGACCATATAAAATCGAACTCAGCATAGTTAGCTCTCAAGTATTCGTGAGCATCACAAATAATCACTGTGTCGTTTGGATGTAATCGCTGGTACACAGCCGCAATCTTTTCATTGCTTTCAATTGCTGTCACTTCACAGCCTTCCCAGTGTTTTCTGTTTCCACCGAGGCCAGCGTATAAATTCAGTACTTTCATATTGTTCCTCTTCGACATTTCAGACTCTTGTTAAATTGCATGGTGCTCTATACATGCGCTGGAACTTTTAAAAACTAGTTCTCTACCGGAGAGTTTCAGGCTCAGCCCCATCCCTTTCGCTAAACGAACAAAACCATTATTTTCTCCGTTCATGAGCATGTGACCGGCGCACTGTAAGTCTGTTTTTTTATGGCAAACAAATGAGTCTTGCTTCAAAA